TTAGTTCGTCCCATCGTTCTTGAAATTCTTCTACAGAAAAAACTTCCATCAGTCTGTTGTAGTTGGTTTATTTATTACATGCTCGAAGAGGGGATCGAACCCCCGACACCCAGAATGTAACTCTGGTGTTCTACCTCTGAACTATTCGAGCTTACTCCTCCACCTGGACTCGAACCAGGGACAGGGTGATTAACAGTCACCTGCTCTACCAACTGAGCTATAGAGGATTGGAGCGGAATACCGGAATCGAACCGGTGACGAAAGGTTGGAAACCTTTAGTTTTGCCTCTAAACTAATTCCGCAAGGAGCCTCTGACAAGATTTGAACTTGCGACCTGAGCTTTACAAAAGCCCTGCTCTACCACTGAGCTACGGAGGCAACGGGTCAGGCAGGAATCGAACCTGCGACCAACGCATTAGAAGTGCGATGCTCTATCCGCTGAGCTACTGACCCTTGGTGGTAGTTCCTATCGCCGCTAACCCTGAACTACCAAGGAGGTCACCGCAGTTGATTTCTCAACCCTCAAATTATAGACCGGAGGGTAAGGTCTGTCAAGTGCGTTCTTGGTATCTTACAAACTCTTCTGGGGTAATTTCATCCAGTGATAACACTTCAAGTTCTTGTCCTTGTGGTTCAAACCACTCTGCAAACTCTTCATAGAGTGCTCTGCAATCTCCAATAGGCATCTTTTCAATATCAAAGCGATCCATTGCCCACTCTGTAATTTCACCCACAAGAGTTTCAGTCGTCTTTTCCATAGTAATCCTTTCGGAAGTATCTGCTGAGGATGTTACTATTGTAGTAGGCAGGTCCTCCTGTGTCAAGTGATTCGGTAAGGACTCCGTATGCAAAGAGTTGTCTTGTTTCTTCAAAGTTTGTTTTGCCACCTGTTTTATGTAAAGACAGGATAGTTCTACTAAAATTTTGTCTGCCCAATTTGTCAATGTCCGCTTTAAGTTCTGGACAAGACCCATAATACTTTCTCCAATCAGATTCCGATTTTACTTTTCGTTTCTTTCCTTTAGGCGTTCTGTGCTGCCAAAAATACTTTCGCCCAATGTATTGTCGTTGGTTTGTGAGATTGGTAATGTTATAAACAAAACCGTAGTTGTCCCGAATAAGGCTACCATCAAAGGGAGTACCCAAATAGATCCATGGGTTTTCATAATCAATACCTGTACTCATCAATCATGTTTAATACCTTGTCAAGATATTTATGAGCCATATCTCTATCCCCTTTCCATACCGTATCAGGTTCTTCGTATACATCATTTTTTAACTGGAGTACACGATTTTTAAACTCTTCTTTCTTCAGTTCATTTTTGGGCATAATAGGGAGTGTGTATACTCCCTATTTAAGCACAGTTTTTAGAGTTTGAAACCACTAAATGTGTCTTTGCTGACATCTTGCTTGATGCCACCGACAACATAAGACTCAACTTCTGTCTCTTGTGGTGCCACCTGAAGACCTTTAGAGGAAATCCAGTGTTGTGTCCAGGGAAGAGGATTAGCATTTGCTGCAATGTCATAGACAGGTCTTAAACCGATGCCTTTTAAACGACGATTAGCAATCCATTCGACATACTGCTGAAGAAGTTTATCGTTAAGACCAATCATACTACCATCTTGGAATAGATAGTCTGCCCAACGCTTCTCTTCGTTTACAGCATTGTCAAACATCTTATACGTCCACTCTTCCTCTTCTTTCATAATCTGTTTCATATCAGGGTCATCACCCTTCTTCCATTTGTTGAGGATGTTTTGAGTGATAGCAAGATGCTGGTTCTCATCTCTAGCAATTAGAGAGATGATTTTTGCGCTTCCTTCCATAAGTTTGAGTTCACCAAAGGCAAAACTGCAAGCAAAGGATACATAAAAGCGAATACCCTCAAGGATATTAACGTTAGCAACTGCTCTGTAGAGTTTTCTCTTAACGTCTTTGATTTCCCATTCAGATGTAGGTGAACCTCTAAAGTCTTCACGCCACATATTTCCAGTGCCATAAGTTTGAGCACTGTTGATGAACTCATCATATGCTCCTGTAACGCTGCTAGCACGCTCTAAAATGCGTGGGTCGGTTACAATCTTATCGAAGACCTCTGAGGGGTCTGCATAGACGTTCTTGATGATGTATGTGTAAGAGCGGCTATGGATCATCTCCATAAATCCCCACACTTCCATACACGCTTCTAATTCAGGTAAAGAACAATATGGAATAAATGCCATACCAGGACCACGACCCTGAATAGAGTCAAGCATAATCTGATACTTCAGATTAGAAGTATAGATATGCTTTTGCTCTGGACGAAGCGTCTGATAGTCTCCACGATCTTTTTGTAGCGAGACCTCTTCTGGTCTCCAAAAATAACCAAGTTGTTGTGTTGTTAGTTTGTCAAAGATAGGATACTTATACGAATCGTATCTTTGAACCCCAAGAGGTTTCCCAAAAAACATTGGTTGCTTTTTGGTATCAACTTGTTCTGTATTAAAGACAGTCATGCCTTTAACATCCGTTTTCACATTTTCCACTGACGATACCTTAAACTGCACAGGATTCACACTCTCCCTCCTCGGCGTGTTCTAGATCTGATAATAAACTATCTAAATTTGGTTTATCTTCTTCAACCTCATCGTTCTTACTATCGTAAGTATTTTGGTAGTAAGAAGTTTTCCATCCGTACTTATATGTAGTTAGAAAATCATTTGCCATAACCGAAACCGGAACTTCATTATCAGGATAGTTCTCTGGATTATAACTCCAGTTACCTGATATTGCTTGGTCAAAGAATTTCTGCATCACTGCCACTGTATTGATATACCCAGTGTTATCAGGCATATCCCAAAGAAGCGTATAATTATTCTTCAGTGTAGCATACTGAGGAACAATCTGCTTAAGGGGTCCTTTCTTTGATTTTTTAATGGACAAGTATCCTCTAGGTGGTTCGATTCCATTGGTTGCATTTGACACAACGGAACTGCTTTCCGATGGCATTTGTGCGGACAGTGTTGAGTGCCTGAGACCGAATTCGTTGATAGATGCTCTAAGACCATCCCAATCATGTACTAACTCCTGACTACAGATTTCATCGACATCACTCTTATATGTATCAATTGGAAGAATGCCATCGGCATACTTGGTGCGACCAAAGTTTTCACAATGACCTTTCTCCTTTGCAAGTTGATTAGATGACTTAAGGAGATAATATTGGAACGATTCGGAAAGACTATGGATAGCATCCCATGCCTCCTGGTCGGCATAATTATACCCCAATTTGGCGAGGTAATGTGCTAACCCGATAAAACCAATACCAAGCGACCTACGTGCCTTTGTCGCCGCTTCTGCTGCCGCTACAGGATACTTCTGATAGTCAATCAACTCTTCCAGTCCACGGACAGAAAGATCACAAAGGTTCTCAAGTTCATCATCAGTCTTTACCTTACCAACATTGATAGCAGAGAGAATACAGAGTGCAATCTCACCGTTAGTATCATCAATGTGATTGATAGGATATGTGGGAAGAGTGATTTCTTGGCAGAGATTACTCATCTCAATCTTATCTTTGAATGAAGAGTGAGTATTGCAGTGGTCGATGTTCATTAGATACAATCGACCGGTCTCTGCTCTCTCCTTTAAGATATTAAGGATTAGTTCTTGTGCTCCGATAGTCTTCTTTGGAGTAAACTCATCTGATTCATAACGTACATAGAGATCGTCAAATGTATCAGTACCAAAAGCATCATAGAGACCTGGTACGTCATGCGGTGAGAAGAGGCTAATCTCTCCATTTTGGATGAAACGTTCGTAGAAAAGTTTTGAAATCTGGATTGAGTAGTCAAGTTTGCGTACCCGATTGTCTTCTGTGCCTTTATTGTTTTTAAGAACAATAATGTCTTCTATTTCTTGGTGCCAGATGGGGAAGTGGACTGTTGCTGATCCGCCACGAATCCCATTCTGAGTGCAACATCGTACAGTTGATTCAAATTTTTTAAGGAAAGGAACAACACCCGTGTGCTGTACTTCTCCGCCTCGGATTTTAGCATTGATTCCACGGATGCGACCTGCGTTGATACCAATACCCGCCCTTTGTGCAACATACCTGCCGATAGCCATATCAGAACTAAAGATGCTATCGAGGGTGTCATCAACATCAACAAGCACACAGCTAGCAAATTGTCGAAGTGGTGTTCGCACTCCTGCCATGATTGGCGTTGGAATGTTGATTTTGTGCTTGCTGATTGCGTCGTAGTATCGTCTGACATAAGACAGTCTTGTCTCCTTGGGATATTCCTGAAATATAGTCAACGCAATCATAATATACATGAACTGTGGGGTTTCATAAACTCCACCTGTACTACGATCCTGAACCAGATACTTATCCACCACCTGGCGAAGACCAGCATATGTAAACAGAAAGTCTCTACTGTGATCGATATAACTATTTACCTTTTCAATCTCTTCTTTAGAATACTTGTTAAAGATTTCCTTATCATATACATCTTTATTGGTGCAACTCACAATATGATTTTCCAAATTAGGAAGTTCTCTCATCTTCCCATAAAGATTCTTTCTTAGTGAGAAAAGTAAAAGTCTTGCAGCAACAAATTGATAATTTGGATGGTCCAAATCAATAAGGTCAGAAGCAGAGCGGATAAGAATTTCTTGTATTTCTGCAGTCGTAATTCCATCATAAAACTGAATGCCAGATTTCATCTCAACCTGACTTGCAGATACACCAGCAAGTCCATCACATGCTTCTTCGACCATAAGATGCATCTTATCTAAATCAAGAGACTCAATTCTTCCATCTCTTTTTTGTACTTTGGTGCCGTTGGTCATATTTTTTTCCAAGTAGTAAATTTAAGGGTTGCTTCTAAACCAGAGTATGTGTTTGATTCTACCACAGACTGAACGTCAAGTCCAGATAAAACCATCTCATTAATATCTTTTTCGTCTATATCTGAAGGCCAGATAACTACCTTATCTCCTTTAGAAATACACTTTGAGATTCTGTTGATAATCTCTCTATTGCGGGGTTCGTTATCATAAACCCACACAGGATCGTTAACCCCCCAACAACTGACATCAGCATCAGCTCCACACATAGCAATCGCGTTGCGAATGAAGGTGCTATCGAAAGGACCTTCGGTGATGTAGACAGTTCGTTCTTTTTGTATTTCATCGAGACCATAGATTTTGGGTGCGTCATCATCAAACATCACAGTGATATATTTAACAACTTTAGGATTTACAAAATCTAAAGTTCTTCCTTGTACTCCAACTAGATTTTGTTTATAGAATAAAGGGATAATAATTCTAGACTCATCATATTTTGTGTCGCTAAAAGTAGGTTTGTTTGAGTTCACCCACTTTTTAAAGTGCTCTGCAAAGTAAAACTTAGTAGGATCAAGTTTTCTTGCAACCAAATATCCTTCAGGTCTAGGGTCATTAGACGCTTTAGGAAGATTTACTTTTTTAGTAAACTTGGGTGCCTCAAAAGTAAACTTAGGTTCGTCTACAACAAAGTTCCTACCAGTATGTCCCTGCTTAAACTTCTCCATAGTATATTGCTTATGGACAACAGTATCCATATGCTTCAAGAAGTTATTAAAAGACAAAGAAGCACCACAGTTGTGACACTTAAAGTTGATATTTGCCTTTACAGAATAAAGATAACCCCTTGTTTTGTTTTTACTTTTCTTAGAGTCTCCACAGATGGGGCAACGAAAAGTGTATAGGTCAGACTTTACTCTTTTAAATTTTGCAAGTCGGGACGATATAATTCCAATAAACTTTGAATCAATATGATCCATTCACTAAGGTTGCCACTGGCGCTAGTATAGCACTATTGACGTTCCCTAGCAAGGGTTTGAGGGTCTTTATTGATTGTGGATTGGTGACAATTAATATTGCTCCCAGTGCCCCCATACCAATCCAAAGTTTTTTTTCCAATAACGATAGTCGTTTAGTAACGATGTCGTGGTCACTGTCCATTTTATCGCGAAGTTTGTCAATTTTATCAAACAACACTGTATCAATTTTTTCTTGTTTACCTATTCTTTCCTCATGAACAGCAAGCATTCTTGATACATTATTGTTTACCTCTGCTAATTTTTCTATAGCAGAATCCAACTTAGAAACAATTGCTTCAAAATTTTGTAATCTTTCTTCTAACACTGCGACCCTAATTTGTTCAGCCATTATCAGGTTTCCAGATTTTTCTTACACCCTTAATGTAAATATATTTCTTTTTCTTTCTTTGACGTACAGGAGGATCGTCACCTGCCTCAGCAGTTCCGGCAATCTGCCCCGTGTGCAGTGCCATATCTTCTCTAATTATACCAATTATTTTATTAAGTTTCTTCCTGTCCATTATAGATTTGATAGAGTTGGGATAGACAATTAATATCAACCTTCACATCGTGAATATAACACTTTGGATATTCGGGCAATTTGCCAAGAAAGATAACGAAACTCTTCATAACAGGCCACAAATCCATTTCAATTTTATGGAAGAGCATTGGAGTTGTGGCCTCACCAAATACATTATACAGAATAATAAAATGATTCAGTATAAGATGAACTTTTAACTGTCCAGTGTTTTTGTATTTTTTAAGAAGTCTTTTTATATACCTAAAATGATTTAAGTCTTTTTCAAAGTCTTCTCTAGTGACTGCTTGAGGATTTTCATAATGTTTAATAGCAAAGAGGAGGAAATTATCCTCATTCAGTTCAGTAAAATGCATATCCTATATTATGCAGTTACTGTTACAGTGCCAGCTGCAGTTCCTTGAGCACCTGAAATTGCAACAGCAACATCAGAGGCAGTTCCAGTAGCATCCTTAATAGTTCCACTATT